TTTATAATGATGTTATAAGATGATAAAATAAAAAAACAGATCATAAAAAAAAGTGTCCAAAGTCTGAATAATTTAAATATATACTAATAATATATCGACTTTGGACACTTTTTTTTATGAGTAAAAAATAAAAAGATAGATGTAAAGAGAACCCATAAAAATAATAATTTCTGGGTATCATCTTAGTTTAGGTCTAGGGCAAAAGATAAAAAAGTGGATTTCTAATATTTTTGAAAAACTTCAGAAACGCCCAGATGTAAAGAAAGATGACGCCCTAAAAATTAATATTTATAATGATGTTATAAGATGATAAAATAAAAAAACAGATCATAAAAAAAAGTGTCCAAAGTCTGAATAATTTAAATATATACTAATAATATATCGACTTTGGACACTTTTTTTTATGAGTAAAAAGTTAAGAAGAAAGATGTATTAAGAACCCATAAAAATAATAATTTCTGGGGTGTCATCATAGTTTAGGTCGGAGGGTTTAAGGCTGAGAAAGAAATATATCAAGAATGGTATTTATAGGCGAAGAGCTGGTTAAGATAAGAAATATTTTTATTAAGATCCGGATAGATGCCCCAAAGGAGGAAGGCGGAGAAAAGCGCAGGACTAGGAATAAAATTACTTATCAAATTATTTTCTGTGGGGTTGGCTAGATGTCTTTTTAAATAGTTTATTCTTTTTTCTTCATCATGATGATCAATAAATGTTGATCCAGTAATATAACCAAAATCATAATATTTACCAGTATCCATAAATACCCGGAAACGTTTATTTTTTATTGGTGATTTTTCAATTTTAATAATCATATATATACATATATCATATATATAATTAATTTAGAATCTAAATTTAAGTGGTTTAAGTGGTTTTGGTGCCATAAGTGGTTTTCGCATGACTTGCCCTTGCCCTTGACCATCTAAATATATTTTTTTAACTCCTTCACCTAGCATATTAACATTTCTATCAGGTTCAAAGCCAGTTAAAGCACCCCTTTTTTTAAATACTGATCTTTTTTTAAGACCTTGCGCGATTAAATATTTCATCTATATATATATATTAGATATTTATTCTTGTTTTATCATAAGTGTTATTAACATATTAGGATCCAAAACATTTAAATTATTTAGATCTTGATCAAATAAAGTAATAGTGAAACTTGAATAATTACCGGGTCTTATTTTAATCCATTTTTCGAAACTAGGTTCATAGTTAATATTAGATCCAAATGTAGCATTAATTGGGAAGCTGTCAATAATATCAGATGGTGAAACAATAGAATTATTAACTAATGAACATCTAACAATAACACTATTAACATTTGATCCAATAGGGACTTTATCAGATAAATCAGAAGTATTTGTAGCAGAACCGCCAAAAGCATTTGAACTAAACCCTAAAATATCCCTAACAGATCCTATAATAGGCAAACCAAAAATAGGGGAAATAGTAGAAGTAGGAAAACCAGGGAACCCAGGAGGAGTTGACCAGCCAGACGGAAGAGAAGTTGGAACTACAAAGGTTAATATTTGACATGCATAATAAACTGGATTATATGATATTTCAATATAATAAACATTTTGACCAAGATTATTAATTAAATAATGTCCGTTTGTAATCATTTGTTGATGTAAGAAATCATTTAAATCATTTACAGTATAAAAACCATCAGGTAAAGATAAATTAACAGTTATAAAAGTAGCACCAGTTGGAAAACTATAACTCATTAATTTATTATTATATGTAGTTGTAATATTAAACCAAGAATAAGGAATAATTAAACTTGATAGAGATATAGAAGCATTATCATTTACTTTGAAATTACCATTAATAAATTTATATTCCAAAGTATTATTATTATTATTAACAATATTAGATGAATTTAATATAAGTGTATTTGACATTTTTATATATATATATTATGTATATATATTTTTTTATGCAATTCTAGTTGCCCTAATATAACTTTGATTTGATGTTGATATTGTTTTTGCAAAATATGACAAATATATTGTTGTTAATGATGTTAACATAAAAACACTAGAAAGTTGACAATTAATCCCCCCGTTTATTGGATGCGATATATATTGACCCCTTCTTGAATCAAATTGTGCTGATAGCTCACTTAAACTGATAGCAAAATAAGATGATGATGTTGAACCGCTTACAACTGGATTTGTTTGTCCCTCAATAAACCAAACACCGGTTGGCACGTTTAAAGATGTTAAATTTGCTAATGTATTAACGACAAAATTTGTTGTTGACGATGCCTCTAAAGTGAAACCGATATTTGATGATGTAATTGACAATGGACTATATACGGGACTTAATGGATATAAAAAGTTATTAGATCTTGAAACAAATGAATTTATTGTGTTTGGAGAATCAGCACCTATAATGTTAAAATTTGCACTAAGTGTTGTTGTGCTTCCTGGTGCTAATGTATTTATATTTATATTTCTTGAATTTAAATCAGTGGTTGTGTTGGCATTATTGGTGCCTATATCAATAATTGGACTATTAATTTTTGTTATAGTGTTGTTCGTTGTTGTTCCGATGTCTATATCTCTAGAATTTAAATTAATTGTCGTACTTGCATTATCGGTGCCTATATCAATAATTGGACTATTAATTTTTGTTATAGTGTTGTTCGTTGTTGTTCCGATGTCTATATCTCTAGAATTTAAATTTAATATTGTATTTGAATTATTAAGTCCGATATCTATATTATGACTATTGATTTTTGTTAAACTTCCACTATTAGTTGTTCCTATGTCTATATCTCTAGAATTTAAATTAATAAACGTGTTTAAATTATCAGTGCCAACATCAATATTAGAACCATTACAAATTAAATTGTTATTAACAGAACCTAAAGTGATCGTGTTTGTTGTATTAGTGCCAATATTTAACGCATCATTATTTAATATTGTATTCATAGTATTAGTTAATATCCCAGCATTAAAAGTTTCAGTCGCTGTTGCTATGTCTTGAACTGTTTTTCTTAAATATAATGCGTTGGCTTCTGGTTCTGTTAAACCTTGATTAGTATCTTGTAAATAATAATTACTATTAAAATCAATACCGTTAAAAAAATATGTTGGGGGATCTTCTGCAGACATTTTTATTTATATATTAGCAAAACAAAAAATATATATATGAATATTATATATATAAATATGTCTGATAAGATAACAAATTGGTATGATAAAATACCAAAGAATAAGAATAATATTAAACGTGATAAGAATTTTAATAATCATTATATTGAACCGAATAGTATGATCATATGTATCGGCGGAACTGGAGCAGGTAAAACAAATGCACTTTTTGACTGGCTAAAAAGGAAGGATAGCGTATTTTATGAAATAATTGTGTATACAGGGTCAACAACTGATGAACCGTTATATAATTATTTAATTGAATCAATACCAGGATCAAAGATATATAATAATATTGAAGAATTACCATCATTAAATGATTTTCCAGATGAAGATAATAATAAAGAAAAACTGATAGTATTTGATGATTTTATTAATCTTAATAAAAAACAGATGCAAAAAATACAAGAGTATGCAACAGCAGGACGTAAAAAGGGTTTTACATGTTGGTTTTTAGCACAAAATTATACACAGATTCCCAAAAATATATCTAGAAATGCAAATTATATTTTAATATTTAAATTAAATGATAATACAAGTGTATCAAATATAATTAAAAATCATAATATAGATGATAAAAACCCAGATATAATAAAAGATGCTTATAAATATGCGACTACAACAAAAGGTAATTTTTTTATGATAGATCTAAAAGATCAAACAGGACAATATAGATTCAGACATAATTTTTTAAATTTTATAAGGCTATAATATAGAATAATATGTCTGAATCAAATTCAGAAACAGATATAATAATAAATAGATTTAAAAGAAGACGCAAAATAAATAAACATTTTAAATTAAGATATATAGTAATATTATTTTCAATTATAATATCATCACTATCATTTGTATTAAGTAAATATATTACAGATACAATATTATTATTAGTAATATCATCATTATCACTATTAAATTCAATATTCATAATATTAGATATATATTATGAAAACAAATGTAAAAAAAATAATATTTTACCAAATTAATATTTATTATATTAGATGGATATTAATTATATTTATTTCTTAACTAAACCGGTTTCAACATCAATTTCAAATTCATCTAGATAAACCACAAACATCAAACAATTAATAGGAAGATTTGAATTATTTTTAAATGAAACTTGAACATTACGTGGTGTTAAATTATCGGATGTTGTGCCCCTTCCTAAGTTAACAAAATAAGTTCTGTTAACCTCCCAAAATTGCTTAGAAATTAAACCACAACTAATACCAATGTCAGATGATGTTAAAGATTCAAACAAATGAACTTGTTCTAAGAAATTTTCATAAGTATAGAATAAAGGATTGGACAAAACATTCACCCCGCCCACTTGAACTTGAAGATTTGTTAAACTAATAGGATGCGCAAGATTTGTATCAAATGGAGACCCAGAAGGACCAAAACCACCTGTATTTGCTAGTGTGCCATCAACAAAAGGCATAATAACAAGCCCGGTTGGATGTGTAATACCAGATTGAATTAATTGATTATAATTTGCACCTTTAGTTATTGTTGTAGTTTGATTAGTAATAACCGATCTATAAACAACTTTCTTATTTCTATTTTCTTCAATATATTTTAATGCCAATTGGGGTTTTAATTCAATAGATGAATAATAACATCTGCATGCGTTCATATCATGTTGTGCATTTGGTGAAATTGTTTGTGCTCCAACTCTAAATGATGCTGATTTAGCTAAATTGACACTTACACCAACAAGTGATGTAGTAGCCGGAAGACCTCCATTTGCATTTGTAAATGGTAAATAATTAACAACAACAGGACATGTATTACTAAATGTTGATAAAGATAAAGATGAAGAATAACCAAGTGTATCAAGATTAGGATTTGCAACATTAACAACAATTGATCCTGTATTAACATATAATCTTAGAACACCATCAAAACGTTTAGTAAGACCTACATTTGCCATTGAATCGAACAAATCCCGTAATCTAATAACTGCTACATCTCTAATTGTCATAATATTTGATTGAACAGAAAATATTGGTTTAAATTCTTCTTGTGCATGTGTGGGAAACATGATAAAATCCTCTAATGTTGTTGAAGTTCCAATTAAATTACTTCCAGTAAGTGAAGGTGTTGTTAATCTTGAATCAACAATAGATCCTGCCCGTTGTGATAGTGCAGTATTAACACAGTTTGTATATTGAGATGTTCCCGCGGTAGTTTGATATTTTGAACCACTAACAGGAACAAAAACAGGTGGAGTTGTTCCAAATGATGATGCATTCGCAAATGGTCTATTATTTGTAATACCATTACCATTACAAGATGCAGTAGGCGGTGCGCTTGAAACTTGGTTTTGCCATCTAACAGAAAAAGGATTATCTAATTCATCAGAATAACCCAAAGAAGGACCTAAAGAACGTAAATCATTATCTGACATTTCAGACAATAGCTTGAAATCAACAAACTTATTAATAAATGGTTGTGTTTGTTCAACTGTCTTTCCGTTTATTTGTAGATCTGCTTGATGAATTAAATTATGAAAACCGCTTTTAAGTTGTGCTAATACAGCAACTGCTAAATTTCCAGGCGCTAGAGGATCCCCACCAGCAGTGCAAACAGCATTAATTAGAACGGGAAATGTTAGAAACATATCATTAGTATCAACTAATCTACTAGAATTAAAGATTGAAGATAAATCAAATTGAACCAAACTTTGACCAGTATTTGTATAAACACCTGAATTAATATCATTAACATAGTTCCAATCTTTACGAACATAAGGTGAATACTTATCTGCGCTTTGAGATTGTGAAGATCTCATAAACTCATAGTTATCAGTCATTTTTATATATATATTATACTATAGATATTTTATTTTTATTGTTATTAAGTTAAATTAATTATATGATCTTTTTTGATCTTAAATTTTATTCTTAAAAATTCTTAAAAATTCTTAAAAATTCTTAAAAATAAATATAATATATATGTATATATGGATAATCAAGTAGAAACCAATAATTTAACTGATGCAATCTTAAAATTAAGATTAGAAAATATTGCAACAAGTGCTAGAAAAAAGAGAGAGAAAAACAGAGAGTTTAAACCACTTGTTGCTAATAAAGAAGTTGAAGAATATAGAAATAATATTATTAAATCAAAACTTGGTGAAAGTCGTTATGTTATGCCACCTGAATTTGATTTGGCTGATAATTTCTTAGAACAACCAGTTGTTAAGAAAGTATATACAGAAGATGAAATAAATGATTTAGAAGCACAAAAACAACAATTAGGACAATTAATAACAGTAGATGAAAAGAGATTAGAAAACGCAACATTACTTAGTATAAGTCCACTTAAAACGAGTAAAGAAAATATTAAAATTTATTTAGAAGATTATTATGATCCAAGTAGAAAAGAAGATGAAATTATGAATTCGTTAGATACTGATGATGATATTATACAATATGTTGAAACAACATCAGATGATTTAAAAATGATTTTAGAACTTAACCCAGGTATGGAAACACAAGTTTCAACATGGAAAAAAAACAGGGCTACACAATTTTATAAATTTGTTCCAGAACAAATTAAAACAGAAGCATTAAGTAATTTAAGTGAGATATTAGTTGACTTAAAAACATTAGAAATTGAACAAACACAACCATTAAATCCAGATGGTTCTTTATCCAGAGTAGATAAACAGACAATAGAAAGGGCAATACAAAAATATATACCAAAATTGCCTAAAAAAACATTATTTGGTTTATTAATTTATAATAGTAAAATTATAACAGATGATGCTAAAAAAATATTAAATGAAAGTGGGACATCTACTTCACAATTTCTTGAAGATATAGATACAATTAAAGATAGAATAAAACAATATACAGATGAAATAGCACGAATAAATCAAGCATTAAAAGAAAGTGAAGAAAATATTTTAGAGAACCAAGCAGAACTAGATAAAACTAAAAAAGCTAATAAAGAAAAACTAGATCAATATACACAAATGCTTAATTTTTTAAACGTTAATGAATTAAATGTCAAACAACAACCGGATGAGACAGAAGAAGATTATTTAAACCGTTTAGAACAAATTGGACAGGCAACATATAATGAAGATCAACTAAGCGTATATGCAGGACTTGAAACACTTGATAAATTAAAAAAGAATCTAGCAGGACTTATTAAAAATAAATCAACTATAGAAGATATTATAAGACAAATTCCAATACCTAGTAGACGTCATGAACTTAATAAATATTTCACAGGTATTAAAACAAAATTCTTAAAATTATATGGGTTTGATAATACAAGTCTATCATCAACTGAAATAACAGATATTTTAAATAAATTCTTAGATGAAATTATAAATGAACCAGCTATGAAAACAGAGGCTTTAAACTTATTTCAAGATTTAATACCAAGATCACCACAACCACCACAAACAGGTAATCAAATTGTATCACCAGAATTAACTAGAGAACAAAAGCTTGAAGCAGAAACACAAGAAGTTGAAGAACAACCAACATTATCAGATATTAGATTAGAAGAAAATCAACCAGAAACAGTTGGTAATTTAGATTTATTAGTAAGCAGTGATTTAAGAGATACAACAACAAGAAAAAATTATAATACAAAAAAATTATCTATCACTAACCAATCCGGCGCAACTTTATTTTTTAAAATAAGTAGTAAACTAATATTTTATTCTGATAGTGGTGATCTAGGTTCTTATAATAGGATTTATTTTACTGATAATGTAAAAAAACAAGCGAAAGATCAAATAGAAGTAAATAATAGATTTGTAAATGTAATTGGTAAAATATTATCTTTTGATGAATATAAATCAAATCCTGAATATTCACAAATGTTTAATTATACAAATTCAGATGCTAATAAAAATAAATTTCATAATTTCTTAAAAGAAAATTGTGGACTTATTCCAACACCATTTATAGATCTAAAAAAGAAAAAAGAAGGAATGACATTTGAAACTTTGCAAGGCATGGGAATATCAACAAAATATGATATTCCTAAAGAACCAGTTAAATATGGAAATATATTAATTAATCTATACAAACTATATTATAAGAATATTCTATCTATTAAAGATTTAAACAACGGACAAATACAAACATTAAAAAGCACACCAGTATCAGATGATTTTGTTAATTATATAGTTAAAATATTTTTTAAAGAACCAACAACGGAAGCTGATTATAAAAGAATTAAATCATCAGAACTTGAATTATTAGATCAATTAAACTATTTAGGAGGATTTGCAAAAGAAAAGAATATTAATAAAGAACAACATGTCAATAAATTAAAAGATGAATTAGAGCTTATAACCGGTTCAATTATGGCTGGAAATAATAATTTAAAATTATTAGAAGATCTTAGAAATGTATTAAATAAATTAACATCTTTTGATGCTATTTCTTTACAAAGTTCAAAGAGCTATTTAAATCAGTTTAAACCCTATTTTAAATAAAAATTATCTATATATAATATATTATAGTAAAGATGTATACACCAGTTAAAGTTGAAGCACTGAGTAGACCACAAGTTTCAAAACTTTTGAGCGGTCAACCAGTAAGAGTTAAACACAATCCAAGGGGACCACATACAATTAATGTTTCTGCGGAACAAGGTAAAAAACTTGCCCGCGCATCTATGAAAGGATCCGGCATAACAATAACCTTTGATCCTTATCAAATGGATCAACACAGAACCGGAGCAATGGGGGATGGTTTAAATTTAGGAAAGATCTTTAAAGGTGTTAAAAATGTTTTAACATCTGATATTGGTAAGGCGGCGCAAAAATTCGTAGTTGATAAGGTTCTTGATATTGCACCAATTCCACAAGGATTAAAAGATGCTGGACGTAAATTAGCGCATAAAGGTATTAATGCACAAGGGTTTGAAGTTATGCAAGGTGCCCCACAACCTGCAAGACGTAAAGCCGGAAGACCTAAAAAAGCCGGAAGACCTAAAAAAGCCGGTGTTAAAAAAACAGGTGGTGCAATGTTTCCTGCCGGTTATAGATTCTAAATTTAATAATCATATATATTTATTCTATACCAATATATATATATAATGAATACTTTGTCAAACTATGATATAACAGATATAGTTAAAAAAATGCGTTTACCACTCAAAGGGATATATTTTAAAGATGCATTCCCAACTAAACCTGAAAAGGGTTTTTATATAATTAATATTCAATCAAAAGAAGATCCAAGAAACGGGACACATTGGACAGCATTATATTATGATGGTTTACACAATTTATATTATGATTCTTTTGGTTTTCCTCCTCCTGCTGAATTAGAAAAAATAATAATACCATATATCTATAATGATAGAGATATACAAAATATAAATACATCTTCATGTGGTTTCTATTGTATTGCTTTTATTAAGTTCATTTATAAACTTAAAGATAAGGAAAAAGGTTTTAATATATTTTTGAATTTATTTGACGATACAACAAGCCGTAATGAACTTATATTATATGATGTTTTATATCGTCTTGATTAGATTATTTGGTGGTATCAAATAACTTATTATAATACCTTTACTAGTATCTATTATTTTTAATTTTGATTCATACCCAATATATTTTATATCATTCTTATCAAATAATGTAAATATATAATAATGATTATTAAATTTAAAATCAATTGGCGTATTAAGATCATTTTCAACTAACCAATCTACAACCTGATGTAGTGTTAAATATTTTATATCAAATGAAATTTTATATATAAGATCCATGTTATATTATATATATAATTTAGATAATTAATTTATTATTTTGACATTTAATTGATTTTTGATGTTGTTTTAATGTCCATTTGCTAACTTCTTTTTTACAAATATCACATATACACTTATCACCCTTTTTATTTCTATAATAATCTGATGAATATTTGGTTTCTATTGCATGTTGTTTTGCTCCATTTGCATATATTTTTGGGCGTCCACGTCCTCTTACTATTTCTTGATTATCCATATATATTAATATTATATATTTATTTTTTATTTAAATTAATTTTAAATTAATATTCTATATATAATATATATAATGGAAGAAACAAATATAAAACCATGGACAGAACAACATGACTATAAATACAATTGGTTATATAATTATATGAATAATATATATCCTAATGTTGAATTTGATAATTATATATATACCTATAAAGATAAATTAATGGATATTATATATAAGAATAATAATTGGGGGCTTGCATCTAAAGAAGCTTTATTTTTTTTAATCGCTCGATGGTTAGAACTTAATACTAATAGTGAATATATTAAAATATTTCAGAATGAAGGATGGAAATTAAAAATGATAATAGAACAAAAAGAAGCACTAAATGAACTTGATCAAAAAGAAATTAAAAATTATAGATCCAAAGAATATTTTTTAAATATTTTAAATAATATTAATGTGGATGATATAGATAATATTATTGATCATTATAAATATTTATTATTAGCACTATTAGTTAAACAACCACCTTTAAGACCTAGTTTTTATTTATCTGCCAAAATAATCAACAGAGAAAATAAAAATAATCATATGGACAACTATTTGTTATTAAATAGAACTGGACAATTAAAGGCGTATTATATTATTAATAAAGATAAGGTTTCTAATTATAATTTATATAAGTTGAATCCTAAACTTAAAAAAATAGATATTGTTGATAATAATCTAACACAACTTATAAACCAATCTTTAAACAAATATCCAAGAACATATTTATTTGAAATCAAAAAAAAACCAGTATTATATGAAACTTTATTAAAATGGCTTAGAGATATAACCAAAGTTAGTTTAATTAATTTTGACATCATGCGCGCATCTTATATTACATGGTTCTATAAAAATAAACATAATTATTCAGATAAAGACAACTTAGCAAAACAAATGCGCCATACAATCAAAACTGCAATGTTAAATTATAATAAAATAGATGATAATAATGATATTAATAATGATGATGATATTGATTTATCTTTATATAAAAAAAGACGTAAGGATATAATATACACTATTAGACAAGGAAGAATCCCAAAACAAACAACACTTAAAAAATATAATATTGATATCAAAAATTATATTAATTAAATTTCATAAAGTAAATAATATCTGTATCATAATGTTTTTCTAATTCTCTATTTTTAACATATATATATTTAAATGATTCTGATTCTATTTCTTTTTCTAATATATTAAATTGATTATATAATGTATCTTGTTTCTTAATTAGATCTTTAGATAATAAAATTAAAAATTCTTTGCTAAATGTGCTATAATCATCTTTAGTTGTATATTTATTTAATTCAATATGATATGTTAATGAACTTATATTGAATTCATATATTCTTGTTCTAACTCCTGAAACTTGTTTTTTATTATTATCTATAAGATCATGACCAATAATATTTTTAATAAATGATATATGTGTATCTTTGAATTCTTTAATCGTTGCTGGTTGTTTTTTTTCTGAATTAAATATTTTTGTAATATATTTCCAATCATCACACTTAAATACACCATCACCATATTTATTTAAATTTAATATACTTAGATTATTATCTTTTTGTATTTTTCTTAATAATTTGATCTTATGATATACATCATTATAACATTTAACAGAATTTGATGTGTTTTCAACTTCTTGTATTTTATTATGTATATAATTATCATTCTTAAAAAATCGCATTATATCAAAATGTTTTGATCTGAAATATTCGTCAACAAATATTGATTTATATTTCATTAATATATCTTTATCTTTTGGTAAATTAAATAAAGTAATCAAATCATTTATTTCATTATATTCTTCATTGAATTCTTGATCTTCTTCATCTGTTTCTAAATACTTAGTGAATAATGATTCATTTATAACTGATCTTATTGTTTTTAATATATTTTTTTCTGTTGTATCAAAATCAACTTTTTCTGTATTATCATTCTTATAAACTAACATATTAAAACCATTTGTTTCTAGTATATGTTGAAAATGTTTTAATCTAGATGTGTAATATATATCCTGCACATATTCATTATATATGAAACATTTATAAAATGTATTTTTTGATACCACAATATTATCATCTTCATCTATATATACACACATATCATTTATTATTTGATTTCCTTTTAATAAAGTAGTATATAGTTCATCAACATCTTGTAATTTTTCATATTGATTTAATTGATCATCAAAATTACAATAATAATATACATCCCTTATATTTCTAGTTCTGCTTAACTGTTGAAAACTTCCGGATGCATCAATTGTTCTACCTGATATATATATAAATACATCTTGTTTTTTATCTATTGTAAAATCAATCCCGGTTTCAATACTTGGACTATAAAACACATATTTATCTTTAAATTCTTCTGATGCATCTATAATTTCAAAATCAATATTAGATGTGTATAATCTGAATTTGCTTTCGGGTCTATTTCTTTTTAAATGTAATAATTCAAGTGTTGGTATTTCAATATCATCTGGGTTTAGTGATGTTGCTTTTTCTTTTGCTTTTTCTTTAATTTGTTCAAGTAGTTTTCTATCATCATCTGTTAATGTATCATCATATTTATAAATCATATCATAATATAAACTTTCTACTAATGTACAACTATCACAACCAAATAAAAAATAATCATTGTTTTTAATATTCTCTTCTATTTTGTTCTTAAAATCTGATTCTGTTGAACATTGATACGCCTTAACATCTTTATATTTTTGAAATGTATTATTAATATATAGTGTATGTGTATCATCTTTAATTCTACTATTTAAAAAAGTAAAAACACCATCTGATATTACAGCATCTGAAACTATTACTTTATGGGCGTTTTTTATGATCCTGAATAATATTGTGCATATTTCTTTAAGATCTTTATGAATAGTTATATTATGTGTTATATGTTTAATAAATGAATTGATTTCATCTATATATACCACATAATTTTTTAAACATGCATCAGACATATATTTGATCTTATTAATACTATTCAAACATACGTTATAATTTTGACCTACTCTAAATTTATTATTTTTATAATTTTTTAAATCTATATCTTGATGTTTAAATGCTGATACAATTTGATGTCCTAATGATACACGGCTTATTATTGTTAAAAGTTTAATATGTGGTTTTTCATTCATATATTTTCTTATTAATTTGGCATTCCCTGTTGTTTTTCCGGTTCCAGTGCAACTTTTTATTATTATTGTATCATTATTCACTAGATTATTATAATTATATATTTTATCCATAGTTTGTTCTTCATCATACAATCTATAATTACATATAGTTTTAGTTTTAACTAATGTATATTCTTTTTCAATTGGTTTATATTCTTTGTAGTAATTAATATCAATTTTTTTATTTAATACTTTATATATATATCTTAAATCCATATCAAATTTTTTTAAACTATTCCAGATTTTCTTATTCCCTATTTCATTATATCTATCTGAATTTTTGGACCATTCATTCCAAATATCAAACTTATTAATATTTTTCATTATACCAGTTATTATAAGCCATTTATCATAATCTTCTACATATGAACTATCATTATTATTCAATTCATCTAATAAGTTTATTATATCTTCATCACTTATTTTATTAAGTATTTTATTTATTAATACGTCATCTTGTCTTTGTTTTTTAGATTTCTTTACTTCTGTTTTTTTAATATCGTTTTCAGTTATACGTATACTATCATCTGGAATATAATAATTTAAAAAATCAATTAGTTTACCATGTTTAATTATATGTTTATCTTTTTTCTGTTCATTTGTTTGATTTGGTAATCTATATAATTGATAATCTTTATAAACACATAAATCAATATGTTTACCCCATATTGATTTGTTTTTAATTTCTTCAAATATTGTTTTAATAATACTTAATGATGCATTAAATTGTGGTATTGATATATGTGATGATATAACGCCTTTTTCTTTTTCTGATACTGTATATTTAATTAAATCAATATCAATATTTAATGAATCTGATATATCTTCACATATATCTTTAATCTTTGATAATCCTGTAATTGTCCCATAAAATGTTGGGGTTTCTTCATCATCTATTTTATCAAGATCACAAAATAATGTGTAATATTTATCTGGACGATCATAAAAAATTTGATGATATGAATTATCATTTTCTATTTCTGCTACATCATCTGTTAATGATTTGTATTTATTTTTTGATAAATATGATGTTATTTGATCAATATCAAATGTATTATCAATATTTTCACGTGATTCATTATAATCTTTAATTCTGTAAATTTCCATTCTATATATAATATATATATATTATTTTTTCTCTAAATTAAATTAATTAAAAATAATTTGATAAGTAATTTTATTCCTAGTCCTGCGCTTTTCTCCGCCTTCCTCCTTTGGGGCATCTATCCGGATCTTAATAAAAATATTTCTTATCTTAACCAGCTCTTCGCCTATAAATACCATTCTTGATATATTTCTTTCTCAGCCTTAAACCCTCCGACCTAAACTATGATGACACCCCAGAAATTATTATTTTTATGGGTTCTTAATACATCTTTCTTCTTAACTTTTTACTCATAAAAAAAAGTGTCCAAAGTCGATATATTATTAGTATATATTTAAATTATTCAGACTTTGGACACTTTTTTTTATGATCTGTTTTTTTATTTTATCATCTTATAACATCATTATAAATATTAATTTTTAGGGCGTCATCTTTCTTTACATCTGGGCGTTTCTGAAGTTTTTCAAAAATATTAGAAATCCACTTTTTTATCTTTTGCCCTAGACCTAAACTAAGATGATACCCAGAAATTATTATTTTTATGGGTTCTCTTTACATCTATCTTTTTATTTTTTACTCATAAAAAAAAGTGTCCAAAGTCGATATATTATTAGTATATATTTAAATTATTCAGACTTTGGACACTTTTTTTTATGATCTGTTTTTTTATTTTATCATCTTATAACATCATTATAAA